AAGGCCCCACCCGGTACCGGGTTGGGGCCTTGGAGGTTGGTCGTGGGGAGGTGCTGCGGGGTCACGCTTCGGCCTTGGCGATGAGCTCCGCGGCCTTCTCTCGGTAGCCGTCGCGCAGATCGCGGTCCGTGACCTGCTCGGACTTCGAGAGGTAGGCGCGGGCCTGTGCGCGCAGCGCTTCGGCGTCGCCCTGGCGGGCGGTCTGCTCCTGCGCGGCGGTGCGGGTCATGACCGGCCCGCCCGGCTGCGGCATGGCACTGAACTCGGAAATTGCCTTCTGCGCCTTCGCCAGCTCCGCCTCGAGCGTTTCGGTGCGCTCCTTGGTGGCGGTGGTGGCCTCTGCGACAGCCGACTTGATGAGTTCGGCGACGTCCGCCTTGGTGATGTAGTCCGGTGTCTGGGTGGCGGCCGGGACGGTGGCGGCCGGGGATTCCGGCTGCGGCTCGTCGGCCTTGACGGCCTCGGGCTCGTCAGCCTTCGCGGTCTCGGGCTCGGTGGTCTTGGCGGTCTCGGGCTCGTCGGCCTTGACCGCTTCGGGCTCGGTGGCGGCCGGGGATTCCGGCTGCGGCTCGTCGGCCTTGACGGCCTCGGGCTCGTCAGCCTTGGCCAGGTCGGCGGTGTCGGCGAACAACATGGTGTTGTCGCCCCGGCTCTCGGCCTCCTCGCGGTTGATGAACCACCGGAGCGAGCTCACCGCTTCCAGCAACACGCTGATGTCGCCCGCCTCGTTCAGGTTGCCCTGAGCCAGGCTCTCGGCCTCGGCGATGATGAGGCCGGCGATGCAGGCGATGGCCTGCTGGGCGCCGCTGATGTCGGCGCCCTCGCCCCCGCCGGCGGGGGCGTCGGCCTTGGCGAGTTCCGGCACGAGGCCGCGAACCTCGCGGAGCACGGCCTCCGCCTTCTCCACCACCGGGTCGACGGCGTCCGTCTCCTCCGGCGTGGTCTCGGCGGTGTCGTCGGCCTTACTCAGGCTGCCGTCACCGTTCCAGTTGCTGGGCACCATGCCCTCCAATCCGAGGGCCTCGGCCCGCTTGCTGATGTGCAGCCTGTCGGCGTCGGCTTCGGCCGCGGTGATGGCCTTCCGCAGGTCGGCCTTCGTGCTGATCGTCCGGGGCGCGGCGGGCAGGTCGGCCTTCACGGCGTCCGGGGCCTCGTCGGTCTCCACGACCTGGGCGTCCTCGACCGCGGCCAGGTCACCGGCCGCGTCAGCCTTCGCCAGCTCGAACAGGCAGCCGGGGTTCGCGGGCCGGTCGACGACGGACACCTCCACGATGGACCCGCCCGTCACCAGGCCCTTCGGCGCATCGGCCTTCCCCATCTGGATCGTGGGGGCCTTGATGCCGACAGAGAACCCCTTCAGGACGCCGGTCTCCACCTTCTTCACGGCGACCGGGTCCACGATGTGCGCGGCGATGTAGTGCGCCCCGTCGTCGCCCTTGGACAGGCCGACACCGACACCGACCGCTCTACGGGCATCGTGCTGCTCTCTGACATTCCCGCCTTCGGCCATCCACTCGGGCATGGCCTGGTCCAGCCACCCCTGGTCGAGGCGCTGGTGGTCTCGGTCCAGGGCGGACGTGGCGGCGGGGCCGTACACGATGACCGTGCCGTCTTCCTGCTTCTCGGACTTGGTGATGGGCGCCCATGCGAAGGCGGTGGACTCGGTGGGCATGGTTCCTCCTCGCCCGACGCGCGGGCACGCGATGAGAACAGGGGTTCACGCCGGCACAAGAGTGCACCGACAATTTGGGTGGCTGGGCGGGGCGTGGGAACCGTCGGGCCAGGTCTGACCGGCTTCGCGGGGCCCGGCTGTCTCGTTGGCGAGGCACACGGGGCAGGCGCCGGGTTCGGTGTGCCACTGCGACCTGGTCGCGCCGGCCGTGGTGTAGGTGCCGCGGGCGGCCTCGGTCGAGGCGCGGCTGAGTTCGGTCAGTGCGACCCGTCGGGCCCACGCCGGGTCGCGCAGCACGGCCCGTAGCTGGGTGGCGAGTTGCCGGGCGGTCCAGCCTTCCGCGCGTGCCCGGGCCAGCACACCGGCCAGGGCGTGCAGCCGGCCGCGGGCGATGGTCTGCGCGTCGGTGGCGTTGCGGCTGCGGAACGCGGCCAGTTCCTCGGCGGACCCTGTCGTCAGGGTGCGTTCGGCGGCCTGGTGGTCGCCGCGCTTCCACGAGAACATGGCCCGCCCGCGGTCCAGCAGGGCGCGGGCGGCGGCGGCGCCGACGGCCCACCCTTCGGTCCAGATGCCGGTGAGGAGACCGGAGACGGTGGCGGTCAGGTCGAGGCCCTGGGCGGTGAGCCATGCGGCCGCGAGTGCGGCCGCCCACTCCCCCGCGTTGCTGCTGTCATCCGGCGCCGGCGGGGGGCCGGTGGTGCCGGTCTCGGTCTTCACGAGCTCCTGCGCCAGCCAGCGTTCGGCGAGCTGGTCGACGTCGACCGCCGCGGTGATGGCCCGCTGGATGCGGGCCGCCCACAGGTCGGCGGTGTCCTCGTCGCGTTCCCAGCCCTGCCATACGGGCCGGTCACCGGCTTTTGGGGCGGTGTCGTCACCACCCGCGAACACGACGTGTGTGCCGGCCAGGTCGGGGGCGTCCGACTTGGTGACCGTCTGGAAGACGAACGGCCGTGCCGGGGTGGGGTTCTTGCGGGCCCACCGCCGGTAGGCGGCGAGCTCCGTCTTGACCGCGTCGGCCTCCTCGACCTCTGCGCCGTCGGCCGGCTGTTCCGGGTCGGCCTTGGCCTTGGTGTCGATGGTGCCGTCGCCGTCCGCGTCGGACAGCACCGGCCCCTTCACCGGTGTGACGAGTTCACCGGCCGCCGCGAGCTTGCTCGCACCGTCCATGAAGATCAGACCCGACATGCTGTGCACGATCGGCATGTCCGCTTCGGGGAAGCTGAAGCGGGGCAGGCCCATCCGGTCCCGGTCCTCGTTGATCGTCATGCGGCCGGACTTCACGCGGGCGTCGGAGACCGCGTCTGCTGCGGCCTCGTCCTCCTCTTCCAGGCCGAGGAACCGGAATTCGAGCTCGGGCGGCATGCCCAGGTGCTGCCGGCTGATCGCGCTGATCATCTGTTGCAACCAGCGGCGCGTCGGCAACGTGCCCTTGCGTTCCTCGACGGACGCCTGACCTTCGTGCCACCCGGTGCTGCCGAGACCGCCCTGCTCGGTGAAGCCGAGCTCGGCGAGCGTCGTATCGAAGTGGGACGCCACCAGCTTGATCAGGTACAGGTCGTACTCGGGCCGGTACTTCTCCGCGACGTCGGTCTGGGTCTGCAACTCCATGTTGGGCGGCAGGACCCGCAGCCGGTGCCGTTCGCCGGTCTGCCCGCCGTAGGCGTCGTTCAGGCCCCGCTCGTAGTCAAGGGTCTGCTGCGGTGTCCATCCGGGGCCGGCCCCGATCTGCTTGAGCAGACCGCGCGGGACGGTGCCCTCGGTGTACTCGGCGCGGATCCAGCCGCGCCGGCGCAGCCACACGTCGATGTCCTCAAGGGCCTGCTCGACCGCGGAGTACCCGTACTGCGTCCAGGTGCGGACGTTGCGCCGCTTGTAGATCATCTGATCGGCGCGGTACCCGTTGAGGATCTGCCCGTCGCCGTCCACGTCGGCCAGGAACTCGCCGCGGGGGAAACCCCACAGCAGCTGCTGGTAGGCGGGCTGCGGCGGCTGAGGACGTCCCCCGGTGTAGTCCCGCAGCACCTTGATGGTGGACCCGTCGATGATCTCCAGGGAGTGCAGGTCACCGCCGTACGTGTAGCGGGGGTAGATCGCGACCGCGTCGAGAACGAGATGCTCTTCCAGGAGCTTGCTGATCCACTCCGAGAACAACTCGCCCTCACGCACATTGGGCTGCTCCCAGAACGCGGTGCATCGTGCGATGTGCGGGCCGAGCCGCTTACTGAGGTCGGCCTCGACATCGGTACGCGACCGGCCGGGGCTTTCGGCCTGCGCCTTCTCCACCGCGCTCTGGGTGATCGCGATAGTCCACGCGGTGGTCGACACTTCGTTCTTGCGGATCTCGATGCAGCGGCGCGGCAGTCCGCCGTGCTCGGCCGCATCGCGCAGCACCTTCCACGGCACCAGCCGGTCGCTGATGCCCGGCAGGTTCGTGGACACCTGGTACTCGGTCAGCCGCGGCTCGGTCCGGCCGGTGTCCGGGCGGCGCGGGTCGATCGACGCGGGGAGTACCGGGACACCCGGCCCGAACGCGACCATGGGGTCCGTGCGCGGCAGCGGGTTGAAGACGCCGCTGTTCTGCGGGCCGACAACAGCCGAGCCGATCAGTGCCGTGACCTGGTTCGCGGTGAACGTCGTTGCCCCGGCCGGTACCTGGGCGGCGGCCTTGGTGGCGTCGGGCTGCTGGACGGCGGTGCGCCGGAAGGGGTTCCAGCGGGGCATGGCGCCTCCTTTCCTGCGTCGGGGCTATGCGCCGTCGGGGTTCTGGTTGTTGCCGTAGCCGCGGAGCCAGTCCATGGCCTGCTCGGCGCTGTGCTGGGAGCCCAGCAGCCGGTTGAGGGCCTGGCTGGTGCAGTCCACCTGGTCGTCGTTGCTCGCGTTCGGGAAGGCGCTGTGCTCGGTCAGGTACTCGTCGATCCACGGCGCCATCGACGGGTCCGGCAGGTACACGTTCCCGGCCTCCTGGAACGGTGCGACCGCGGAGGCGCGGGCGTACTTGGATTCCTTCGGGTTGATCGCGATGAGGCCGGGGACGGTCGACTGAAGCTGGGAGATGATCGCCGGGCCGTTCGCCTTGTCTTCCACGAGCTTCGCGAAGCTCTGCGGCCATTTCGCCCACATCGCTTTCACGGCCTGCTGGGTGGCGGGGAAGTCGAGGCGGTCGCGTACCTGGTCCAGCAGGTAGACGCTCGCCCCGAACCGGGCCCACACCTGCCCCACCACGTAGTCGCTGCGCTTGGTGTCCTTGAAAGTCATGTCCCACGACTGGATCACCTCGTCCGCGTCGTGCACCCACATCGTGCCGTCCTCGCGGCGGTACGCCTTCGGCGCCATGTACCAGCGCCAGTGCGACCGTTTGAACAGGCCACCCTCAGCCGGGGCGGGCCGGCCCTGGTAGAGGGCGTTCCAGGTGCGGGAGCCGACATCGCGTTTCGTCGCTTCCCAGTCGTCGCGGGAGCGGCCACGCGCAGATTGCAGGTATTCGCCCGGCTCCCGGCCGAGCGGGTCATCTGCCTCGGCCTGCGCGGGGATGTTGACGTGCCGCCACTCCCCGGTCTGGTCGGCGGCCAGCAGGCGGCCCGCCAGGTCGTCCTCGTGCCAGCGGGTGAGCACAACGATCACGATTGCGGTCGGCGACAGACGCGTCCGTGCTGTGTCCGTCCAAAAGTCCCAGCAGCGTTCCCGGTAGACCTCGGACTCAGCTTCGGCGCGGCCCTTGATCGGGTCGTCGATGATCAGTACGTCGACGGGACGGCCGGTGAGGGCGCCCGCGATACCGACCGAGTACACGCCGCCGGCGTGGTCTTCGAGCTGCCATTCCTGCGCGCTCGCGGTGTCGCGGCGCACCCTCAGCCCCAACTGGCTTTCGTTGGCGCGGATGTCGTTACGGATCGCCCGGCCCCAACGCCGGGCGGTGTTCAGCTCGTATGACGCGATAGCGATACGCAGGTCGGGGTTCCGGGTCAGCAGCCACGTGGGGAACGTGCGGCTGACCCGCTGGGATTTCCCTTCCTGCGGGGGCATCGTCCAGATGAGCCGCCGGGAGCGGCCCTCGGCCGCGTCCAAAAGGTGTTGGTCCAAAAGGTTCAGCGCCGGGGTCCGCACGATCTTGGGGTCCAGTTCGCGCGCCACGTCGTACGGGCTGGGGTACCGGCCGGTGGCGATCGAGCGGCCTTCCAGCCGGTCAGCAGCCAACGACAGCGGGTCTATCAGGGTGGGCATGGGTTTGCCTCCTGTGAGGGGAACAGGGGCCGTTTCAGGCGGTTTTTAGACGGCGCGGAGATGGCGGGCCGCAACCTTGCGGGCCTCGTCCGCTTCGCGACCGGTGACGCCCGCGGACGCCAACGCGGACTCGATCGCGGACACGACGATCTCCGCCTGCCTCTCCGAGACTCTGGCCATACGGTCTTCGATGTTCAGGCGGGCGATCATGCCGAGGACCTGGCCGGTGCGGTCCATTGCCCGCTCGTACAAGGTGATCTCGGCGCGTAGCTGCTCGTTGCCGGCCGCGCCTTCGTACCGGATCCGTTCCCCGAGCTCGTTGACGATCCCGGCGATGGTCTCCTGCCAGGCGACCGCCTGGCCGGCGAGCCGGGACAGGGCGGCGAACGGGTTGTCGACGGGGGCGACGTTCAGGTTCGCGAGGGCCGTGCGGGCTTTCTGCTCGGCCTGCTGGGCTGCGGCGGCGGTCCGCTGGTTGCGGGTGTTCCCGCCGTGGAGCCGGCATCGGGCGGTGCCGGGATGGTCCGTGCCCCATCCGGCCGCGAGCTGGCAGGTGTCGCCGGGCTCGCCCTGCCGCTTCTGTGCCCCGCACCGGGGGTAGTCGCCCTCGGCGCGAACAGGGCGCAGGCCGCTCATTCGCGGCTCCTCTGGTTCAGCCGCAGGGCCCGTGAGCGCCGGTCACCGATGGACAGGACCGTGTCCACCGCTTTGAGGTCGCCTTTGAGGGCGGCGGGCCACACGGCGGCCTGCAACCGGTCGTAGCGCAGTACCTCGAGCACGCGCAGCGGATCCATGGGCAGGCCGTCGTACTGGGTGTCAGCGACCGCGGTAGCGGCCTCGATCGCGTCGACCGCGTCCGCGTAGTCGAGCCGGTCGGCGATGGTGTGCCAGTCCACGCCGGCCAGGCGCAGGTTCAGGGCCTGTACGGCGCGCGGGTCGTCGGTCGGCTGCTCAGGTGCGGCCATGGGGCTGCCTCCCTTCATCGCGGGCCACGGCTACGAGATCCGGGCGTCGTAGCCCTCGGCGCTCAGCCGCTCCGCGAGGTCGGCCTGCTGCACAGCGTTGTGGCAGGTGACCACGACCTCCCACGCCAGCGACATCTCGGGGCCGGGTGCGTCGTCGGGCAGGGGCAGCGGCGGATCGATCAGCCGGTCTATGTCGGCCTGGTTGTAGCCGGAGCCGTCCAGGTCGCCATCGAGGTACGACAGCAGCTCGGCCAGGGCGTCCAGGTCGTAGTCGCCGAGCTCGGCCGCCCGGTTGTCGACGAGGTTGATGCGGCGGGCCTCGATGTCATCGCAGTGGATGACCTCGCAGCGCGCCGTCTTGGCGCCCTCGGCTTTCAACGCCTGCATGGTGTGGTTACCGGCGAGGACGATGAGCGGCCCGTTCTCGACCTCCTGGACCACCAGCGACCGGTATTGGCCGTTGCGGCGCAGGCTGGACCGGATCGCGTCCACGTCGCCGCGGCGGGCGTTGCCGGGGAACGGGCTCAGCTCGTCAAGGGGAATGGCGCGGGTGTCGATGTAGACGGCGGGCATGAGGGTGCTCCGTGGTGAGGGGGTTACCTGCCGGCCTGCCTGGCCGGGGTGAGGATGCGGTCGCGGATGGTCTGCGAGATCGCGCGCATCATGAGCGGCGGGACGCTGTTCCCGATCCGCGCCCACGCGTCCACGACCGAGGACTGACCCCAGTCGTATTCGTCGGGGAACGACTGGAGGCGGGACAGTTCGTGAAGCCCGACGTTGCGGTTCTCCACGGGGTGCAGCAGCGCGTTCATGCCGGGCCACAGCGACTTGACCACGGTGAACGACGGCTTGTCCCAGGCGAGCCGCTGGGTGTTGAACCAGCTTTTCGTCCCGCCGCGCGGGACCAGGGCGCGGGGCCCGTTCATGCCTGGCGGGACGAGCGGCGCCAGGTTGGCGAGCTTGCCGCGGGGCATCTCGAACGGGCCGGGGTCGGTCAGACCTTCCCAGCCCTGGCGGACGGTCATCTGCCACCGGTTCGGGGTGGGGTGGACCGGCTCGAACGGCAGGTCGGACCGCACACCCACGAAGATGACCCGCTTGCGGGCCTGCGGGACGTTCAGGTACGAGGCGTCCAGCAGCCGGACAGCGACCCGGTATCCGGGGCCGGCGGCCTTGAGGGTCGCCAGGATCTCCGCGAACAGCGGTTTCATGCGGCCCTTGACCATGCCCGACACGTTCTCCATCACGAAGACCTTGGGCTGCCACGCCTCGAGCAACCGCACGTACTCGCGGAACAACTGGTTGCGGGGGTCGTCGATCTGCCGTCTGCCGGTCGTGGAGAACCCCTGACACGGCGGGGAGCCGTCGAACACATCGAGCTCGCCCGGCGCCAGGCCGAGGTCCGCGGGGTCGACGTGGGCGATGTCCCCGTGGTGGACCGGCACGTCGGGGAAATTACGGCGGAAGCAGGCGACGGCGTGCTCATCCCACTCCACGGCCAGCAGCTCGCGGAAGCCGGCCATGCCGTAGCCGAGGCTGGAGCCGCCGCACCCGGCGAACGTCGACACCACCGTGGGGGCGTCAGCCGCGCGCGGGGCGAGGTGCGCCAGCCATGCATCGTGGAGCAGGTCACCGTAGGTGCGGGCCGCCATCACCGGCCAGCCGCGAACTGGTGCTTGCAGTTGGGGCACTCCACGGTGACGGCAACGACGGTGCTGGTGCGGGCGGGGGCGGCCTGGCCGTACTCGGCGCCCTCGTCCTCGTCGTAGTTGCCGGTGCCGCTCGCGGCCGCAGGCGCCGCGGCCGGGGCCGGCGCCGGGACCGGGGCGGCCGGGGGTGCCGCCGGCACGGGCGCAGCCGGCGGGGCGGCGGCGGCGGCTATCGACTCGTCGTAGGTCGGGAAACCCTGCGGCAGTTCGACGTCCAGGATCTGCACCAGGTCATTGCTGTTGTAGCCGGTGCCGTCGATGTCGTCGCGGATCCCCTCCAGGAGCTCCGCCAGGGCGTCGTTGTCGTACGTGCCCATCTCGGCGAGCTTGTTGTCCGCGAGGTTGATACGACGAGCGTCACTGTCGGAGCACCGCACGACCTCACAGCGCGCCGTCTCCGAGCCCTCAGCCTGCAACGCCTGCAACGTGTTGTTCCCCGCGAGGACGATGAGCGGCCCGGTACCGGCGTCGCGGACGATCAGGCTGCGGTACTGGCCGTTGCGGCGCAGGCTGGCCTGAATCGCTGCGACGTCGCCGCGGCGGGCGTTGCCGGGGAACGGCGCGAGCTCGTCCAGGGGAACTTCGCGGGTCTCGACGTAGATGGCAGGCATGGTGCTCCTGAGGGGCTGAACGGGCGGGGAGGGTCAGGCGGTCCGGGCTTCGAGGTAGGCCCGGCACACTTCGGTGAGCGCGGCAGAGCTGCCGGTCGCCCCGGCCACGTCGCGGGCGTGCTTGAGAGCGGCCTGGATCGTGTCGCGCTGCTCGGGGGTGACGATCCACTGGACGGGCGTCATCACCGGCCCGGTCGGTACGGGCACGGGCGGCGGCGGCTCGTACGGCTCCGCCGGTGCGGCCGGTGCGGCCGGTGCCTGGGTGGCGGCCGGCGCGGGGGCTGCCAGGGCTGCGGGGGCAGGCGCCGGGGGCGGGGTGGCGAAGTCCGGCAGGAGCTCCGTCCCACCGGCCGCGTATTCGGCCGTGACCTGCAAGAGGTCGTCCAGGTCGTTGGGGTCGTAGCCCGTGCCGTCGAAGTCGTCCTGTACGCCCATCAGCAGCGCGGCGAGGTTGTCCTGATCCCACGTGCCGCGTTCCGACAGCCGGTTGTCCGCCAGGTTGATCCGCCGGGCCTCGGCGTCATCGCAGGTGATGACCTCACAGCGCGCGGTCTCGGCCCCGTCGGCGTCCAGGGCCTGCATCGTGTGGTTCCCGGCGAGGACGATCAACGCGCCTGCGCCGGTCTGCCTCACGATCAGGCTGCGGTACTGGCCGTTGCGGCGCAGGCTGGCCCGAATGGCTGCGACGTCGCCCCGCTTCGCGTTGCCGGGGAACGGGGTCAGGTCACCGATCGGGATGTCGCGGGTTGCGAGGTACGCGGCAGGCATGAGGGGCCCTTCACTCAAGCGGGGTCGGGCGGACGACTCCGTGGAGACTTGGCTTGCGCCTGGTTGTCGCGGATCCGCTGGAGAGCGCCGAACGACAGCGGCCCTTGCGCGCGGCGCAGATGCGGGAGGTTGTTCGCCGGGATGCCGACCTTCGGGTCCCCGTAGACGGCGAGCAGGTCGGACTCGTCCTGTGAGGCGTAGCCGTGGTACTTGAGGGCTTCCTCGCTGGGGAACACGTCGGCGTGCCGCATGGAGTCCAGGTCGATGGCCTGGTCCTGCCGGCCGCCGAGGGAGTAGCACCAGCCGAAGTTCGCGGGCGGATCGGGCGCCACCACGTCCTCGAACAGCGCGACTTCCTTGGTGTAGCAGTAGAAGCGAACGTCGGGGGCGGAGCGGATGATCCGCAGCCACGCCTCCAAGTAGTCCTGGCTGTGGAAGTCGCCGGCGTCGTGAATCCGGACATGTCCGCGCTGGTAGCGGGGGTGCTGGACCTCTTCAGTCATCCGCCGTTCGAACTCCGGCAGGTCCTGCAAGGTCAGCAGCAGGTTCCGCATGTGGGCGGCCCGCACGTTGCTGAACCGGTAGGTGCCGGCCCTGGCGTAGCAGAGCTGAGCGCACACCCCGGCGGACGGGCACACGTTGAAGTTGCCGCCCCACGGCAGCTCGACCACCCATGCGGGCAGCGACCACGTGTAGATGCCCTCGGAGCCAAGCTCGCTGTTTCCCCGGCTCAAGAGCGTGTCAGACACCGTGCGCCTCCCGGGGAGTTGTGGGCAGTCAGGTGGGCGGGGGCCGGGCCTGGCCGGGAGTCGTCGGCCAGGCCCGGGGAAAGGGAACCTGCCGCCGGGCACCCCTCAATGCCTGGCGGCAGGCGTGAAAGGGCCCCCTTCGCCCGAGCGTGGGTGGGGAAGGGGGCCGGTCTGTGGGTGCGGTCTGTCAGTCGCCGCGGCTGAGGAGGGAGGCCATGGCGAGCCAGGAGTCCGCGAGCGCCTCGTACCGGGCCATGAGGGCCTGGTCGGTCAGCATCTCGGCGGCGAGGAGCAGCCGGGCGGCGTGCTGGAGAGCGGCGTCGACCGTGACCGGCACGGGAGCGTGGTTGTCAGCGGCCACCGAGTCGCCTCCGGGGGTGTGGTTCAGGCGGCAGGGGCGCGGCGGACGGGCGGGACGCGTCGGCGCCCGGCAACCACGTCTTGCAGCTCCAGCCAGTCGTATTGGCCGTCGTGCGAGGTGAGTCGGCCCTCGGATGCCCAGCGGGTGACGGTGCCGACGGGCCGGCGGATCAGGTGGGCGATATCGCGGGGGGCGAGGAGGACGGGCGTGTGCGCCACGGTGTGACTCCCGGGGAATGCGAAAGGGCCACCCCGGGTGGAGGGGTGACCCTTCGAGCGCAATGAACCTAGCGAAGCAGATGTTCGCCTCAGTCTGATCTTTCTGTCAAGTCGGGGTACGCCCCGGTCACGGCTGCGCGGACGCCGACGCCTCATCGATGCGCTTCTGCAGTTTGTCCTGGCCTTGCCGGTTCGCGTCGTTCAGCGCCTTCATGTAGTCGTCGGGCGACAGGCTGGTGCACTCGGGTGCGCCGTCTCCCTCGTCCTGCCCGGCGGCGATCGCGTCGGTGCACGCCTTGATCTGATCCGCTGCCGACAACTTCGGCTTCGATGTGGCGGCCGGTGTCGGCTTCGCAGGCTTGCCGCTGTCGGTGCTTGAGCAGCCGGTGAGAGCGAGTACGGCGGCCGCGGTGACGGTGACGGCAGCGGTGGTGATGTGACGCATGGTCCCCCCTGGACGTGATGTTGCCAGGGCGCAGTGTGGCACAACGGACATGCAACGGCCCCGGCATCCCCTGATGTTGGGGCCGGGGCCATGGTGCGCGGGGTCAGCGATGGCAGCTGTTCGCGAGGATCAGGAAGAGCAGGACCAGGCCGGCGACGAACGTGTGCCGGGGTAGCAGCCCGTCCCCGCGGCTGGCGTGGTGGACGGGCCTGATGCCGTCTCCGTCGATGGGCCTATGCCCTCCGTGCGCGGCGTCGCGGTGGGCCTGCTGGTCGGCCTCGGCGTCCTCGCGGTGGTCCCGCCGTTGCGGCGCCTCAGTGCGGCACGCATGGCACGTGTAGAGGTGTGGCACGACGCCCTCCGAGGACTGGGACCTGGGTTGCTACTACGGTGCTGCTACGGCTGTAGCAGGTTTACTACATCCCAGGTCAGAGCGTCACTACATTCCTGCTACGGGCCTGTAGCGGGGTCCGCCGGCCCGGGCGGGGAGAGGGCTGTTTCCCACGCTTCCAGGTCGGTCCGGTGGACCCCCTTGTTCACCTTCTCCCGGGTGTCCCTGACGGATGGGCGGAGGGGGATTCCCCGGGCCTCGATGGCGGCCTCCACGTCGGCCTTGGAGGGGGGCTGCTTCCCCTCCTTCTCCGCGGCCTGGGCGAGTACCTCGGTGAGGGTCTTGAGGTGCACCCCGGGGGCGTCCCCGATCAGCCGCCACATCAGCGCGGGCAGGGGGTCGGCGGGCGGCTCCTCGGGGGCGTCGTCGGCCGGGGCCTTGGAGGGCGCGCGGCGTGCCTCACGGGCCGCGTCACGGGCGTCCAGGCGGGCCGCTGCGCGCTCAAGGGACTCCCGGGGGGTGAACAGGACGACGGCCACCACGAACGCGCCGGTCACGCCGTAGGTGACCCGCAGGCTGTAGTGCTCGGCGGCGTAGAGGGCGACGCCGTGCAGGGCCCACGTCGGGCCAACGCCGATATGGGCGCTGCACCAGGCGCACCAGCCGCGTATGCCCTGGTAGAGGGCGGGCAGGAGCCCGAGGACGATGTGTCCCTCGGGCTCCGGCGCCTGGTCGTCGTCGTCCTCGGTGGCCTCGTCCGGGGCGACGTCCTCGGCCTCGTCCGGCTCGGGCTCCTGGCCGCGTTTCCGCAGGTTGATGAAGGTCACTGGAGACCTGCCCGGGCGTTCTCGATGGCGTCGCTGATGTAGGACCAGTTCCCGCCGGCCCCGGACGTGACGTAGAAGAACACCAGTGCCAGGACGGCGAGCTGCTTGGTGGTCAGCTTCTTGTAGAGGATGAAGATGGCCAGGGCCGTAGCGAGTCCGGGCAGGGTGAGGCCCTTGAGGAAGCCGTTGATGAAGTGGACGACGCTCCCCACCAGGTCCGGGACGATCCGAAAGGGGCCGCCGGCAGCCCGGTAGGCGCTGCCGGCCAGCATCGCCACCAGCAGCGTCGTCCACCAGCCGAGCGGCTTGAGCTTGCCACCGCCGGGGATGCCGACGAGCAGCAGCACAGTCAGGGCGACCGCCAGGCCGACGGTGCCGAGGTTGCCGAAGACGTTCACAGCGGGAGCTCCAAGTGGTTCCAGCCGGTCCCGTACAGGAGGGACCCGGCGACGATGGATGCGATGGGCATAGCGGCCAGCCAGCGGACGGGGAGCACGGTGTTGCGCATCCGGCGCCGGAGGAGTTCGCAGGCGACTGCGCAGCCGATCCAGAAGCCGGCGGACACGTTGAGCCAGCCGTGCTCGTCAATCCAGGCGAAGGTGCGGGTCGACCACTGCACCCAGCCGAGGTGGTAGCCGGCCGCGGCTGCGGTGCAGTTCACGATGAGTACGCGGATGCGCGGGGGGATCTTGGCGTAGGCGTCGAGGAGAGACATCCGCGGTGCGGGGGCGTCGAGGAGGGCGTGGGGGCCGCCGGCCGAAGGGCCGCCCGTGGGGGTGCGGGGGCCGGAGATGCGCAGCCGCGGACGGCGCCCCTTCGGCTGCGCATCCGACGGGCGGGCCGGCTGCGCAGCCGCATCCCCCGCGGCGTCGTCGTCCGCATCCGCATCCGCATCCGGGTGCGCATCCGGGTGCGCATCCAGGTCCGCATCCGGGTGCGCATCCAGGTCCGCATCCGGGTGCGCATCCGAGTCCGGGTCTCCGGCGTCGTCCGCGGGGGCGGTCTCGTCCTTGTCGTCGTCCGGGGTGACGTCGACATGACGGCCGGTCCACCACGGCGGGATGCGGCGGTGCGGGTCGCGCCGGCCGGACGGCTGCGCATCCGCGTCGTCGTCCGCGGCGGCGTTGTGCGTGTCCTGACTCCCCCCGCCGTACAGCGCATCCCACCAACCCTTGTCGGTGTCGGATGCGCTGGTCGGCTGCGGCTGCACGGTTGCGGCCGCAGCGTCGGGGCCGTCTATGAGTGCGATGAGGCGACCTTTCACGGCCAGTTCGTCATCGTCGGGCTTGGCCATATCAGGCCTCCTTCGCGTTGGGCTGCGCCTCCGCGACGGCGGCGGCGAGCGTCTTGGGGAG